TTAATGGAATTATAGGTTCTAAAACATCCAATATCAAATCTGTAAATAAAAAGAATAAATCTAACAAAGGGTCAATTATTGGTGATATTGCTGTAAATAATCTCATAAAAACATCTACAACTCTAATTAATAATTCTGATAATCTAGGGAGATATGGAGTAAGTTCTTTTATAATTAAAGTAATAAAATCAACAAAAGGAGGTACTAAAACTTTTATAGTTGGTAATATATCTTCTCCTAATATCCCCACTAATTCTTTTAATTGAGGCAATAATTCTTTTCCTATATCTCTTCCAAATAAAGTTAAGGTATCTTGTAAATTTGAAATCATACCTTCAAATGTGAGTGCTTGTTTTGCCATTAAATTTTCAAATCTTCCACCCTCACTAGTTAAATTCATTAATGCTGCTCTTACATCTTCAAATCCAACTTCTCCAGCAGAAACCATATCTTGAATTTCTGTTGTTGCTACACCTAAATGTCTTGATAATTCTTCTAAAATAGGAACTCCTGCTTCTGTAAATTGTCTTACTTCTTGTCCTCTTAATTTTCCTGCGGCTGATACTTGTCCAAATGCTAATGTTAATTGTGGAAGTTTTTCTGTTCCGACTCCTGCTGCTATATCACCTAGTGCCTTTAAATCTGTCAATACATCTTCAGAAGCAATACCATATGCCAATAATTTCTTTGCTTGTTCTTCTACACCGGTAATTGTAAATGGTGTTTTTACAGCAAAATCTGCTAAATCTTTTAACATACCTTCTGCTGCTTCAGCACTTCCTAACATTGTAGTAAATGCAACTTGTGTTTGTTCAAAATCTCCTGCTAATTTTACAGATGCTATACCAACAGCAGCTATTGCTGTTGCAGTTGCTGCTAGTGCCCCAACTGCTAATTTACTTGCTGTGGCACCAAATGTCCCAAATTGTGAAGTTGCCTTATTAAGAGTACTACTAAATTCATCTATTGCCTTAATAGTTATTGCAACTACTGCTCCTCCTCCAACTAAACTTGCTATACCTACCATTATCTTCTTTTCTTAGAATTTAATTTATTTTTTCTTTGTTGCTCTTTCATTTTTCTATTGTACTCTATCAATCTACGTAAACATATATTATAATCAAAAACAGACAATTTCCTTACATCTTCTAATGTCCAGCCAAAGAATTTAGCAATATTCAATTCAGTTTTTACTCTTTTTTCTCTGCTGGAATCTGAAAATCTAAACTATCTGTTTTTAAACCATTAACTTCTGCTATAGTTTTTTCAACTAAACTTCCATCTCTTATATTTAATGAATTAATATCTTCATCTGTTAAGTTTGTAGATATTTTAAACATACCAACAAGTTTTTCTCTTTTAGTATTTCCTTCTATTTCTGCAGCATCTAAATAACATACTTCCTTTATGATTACTTCTTTTCCTGTACTTAATACTATTGTTTTTTCCATATTAAATTAATATACCAATAATTAATATTTTAATTAACCAAAGAAGTAATAAAATTATTGTTGCTTCTCCGAGTATGTAAACTACTTTTTCAATTATTGGTTTGTCTTTAAATTTCTTAAAGTTCATTTTAACCTCCTTTCAATTACCATAGATTGTAACTTCCGATACTATCATATATATTTACTCTAACATTTGTAGGAACTATAGTACATGTTTGTTCATGCAATCCTTCCACTGGACTAGGAATTTCCATATCAGTAATTCTACAACCACTTAATATGAAGTATGCACTACCTGCTGATGCTTTTACTTCTACCATTGAATTAAAATCACCACCATTCATATAATAATTATTATACAAAGTACTTGCATTATCACTATCCATAAGGAATGTTGCTGAAATCTCATAATCTCTATTTAAAGGAATTAGTTGCTCAATTGTTCTACTGCCATTAAGTGGAAATCTACTATCTAAATTATTATTAATTGATAATGTATATTCAGTACAATTTTGTAACTTATTTCCTGAAGGTAAATGTACTGTCATATTACTCCACATATATGGTTTTGTAGTTCTTGAACCGATTGCTGTTACTGTTCCTGATGAAAAATCAACACTTTGTGCTTTGTAACCTATCTCACAATTTGCAATTTCTCCTTCTGACATAGTCAAAGTAAAATTATCAATCATACAACCCTTAAAAGTCCTTATAAAGTTACTACCCGCTACTGGTGTCTTCTTAGCATCTTCCAAACTAAAACTACTTAAACTTTGTGTAGGAATAGCATAATTAGCATCATCACTATTTGATTCAATAATTATTTTACTTCCATTAAGTACTTGACAACTACCAATAGCAAATGCTAAAAATTTCCAATCTTGTGGATAGAAATTAAATGTTCCTTCATATTCTAATTTACCATCTGTGAATATACCAACATTTCTACTATAATTACCCTGAAATCTAATTGGTTCTACACCTGCTCCCTCACTAGGAGTATGGTCTTGAACAAACCCAATCCATTGTCTTGCTCCACTAGCTGTTCCATATGTACCACTCTCAAACATAAATGTTAATTGATTAGTATCTCCTAAATATTTATAACCCATTTTTTATTTTTAATTTTTATTACCTCCTTTCATTTTATTCATTTATAAACATAAAATTTATTTCCATAACCTTACTCTTAATACCTGCTTCTCCATCTTCACTTACATTTACAGCAGATAATAATGAGAAATTATTAAGATTAGATTCTACAAGTCCTGTTCCAGTATCTAATTGGTCATTTTTTAAATATGTATAAACACTATCAAATAGTTCATCCCTTTCTTTAACATTACGAGCCCAAATTCTAATTTCTAATGTAATATTTAAAACTGTTCCTTCTGTTCCCATTCCCAATCTTTGTGGTTGATTAATATTTCTATCAACAACTGTAATCATAGGATAAATAACATTCTTTTGGGGATATGAAGTATACACCCTAGAATTAACTGCAGATATATTTGTTTTGAGTTTATTTCTAATAAGATTTACACAGTCTGCTAAAAATGTTGCACTATTTACGCTTGTAATTGTCATTCATATCCTCGCTTGGATTTATTTTATATCAATCGCTTTTGATATATAATGATAATTACTTAGTTTTATTTAAAAATATATAATTATATATTATATAATTATTTTATCTCAGCCTTAATTATATTCGTTACTTGTGGAGTTGCTCTACTTGCAGTGTTCCTAAAATGACTTCTCGGAGCCATTCTCGTTGTACCATATTCTAATGCAGGTGCATAACTAACATTCGTCTCAACATTTGCTGTATATGGTGCTGGAAATACTGTCTTAACACTATTTAAAAAACGTCCTGTATCTACACTTCTTTTCTCAGCCCTATTACCAGCAATACTTTCCTTAACCTCGCCCTCAACATAAAATCCTGCTTTCTTAACTCCACTCTCAACTTGTGCTAACTTAGAACTTCCATCTGCCTTCATTTTTGCTATTGCTTCTTTCAATCCTTCAACTTGAATACTAATTCCTTTAGTTGCCATCTCACTCCCCTATCAAAGAACCATTAGGTAATAATCTCAAATAAACTTTTTTTAGAACATCAACTTGATTAACACTATATTTTATAACCCCATCATCCAAAACACTATACTCACCATAAATTGGACTTCCTAAACCAACCTTTAATATCCCAGAAGTATTTATCTCGCCTTGGATATATAATTTTGTATCATTACTTAATAATTTTCCCTGTTCAATTAGAATAGCATCATTACTTCCTCTACTTTGGTTAATTGGTAAAATTACTCCTGAAGCCCAAAGATTGTTTCCACTTTGCGTCAATACAATATCATCATCATAATAGCTACCAGCACCAAAACTACTATTATAATATTTAATTCTTAATTGCTGTCCATACTTTAGTGCCTCTAATACACCATTTGTAAAGTCATCAGAATAGACAGTCATTAATCTGCCCTCACATTATTTAAAACGAAAGTAAATAAAAATGCTGTTGCTGCTAATAAAAATCCACTAACTACTGTGTATAATCTATACCAAAATTTATATCCTTTTATCATACTTCTAATTTCTGAGATGTTTTCAAAGATACAAGCATCTCTTTGAAGTTTGGGCAATTTTAAGAATTGCTCTTTAGTCATATTTAGTCCGTTTGTCATTTTAATCCCAGCACTGAAAATAGGAAATATGATATCCTAAATCATTTAATTGACTAAAACCTAATTTTTTATAACTCTCTGATGTTCCTTCTACAAGTCCCTTTGTAATTGATAACTCACCAATCTTAACTGATTGTGTTCCTATGCCTTGACTTTCCATAAGGCTTAAGATATTAGATATAGTTAAATTAATAATTGCAGGTTGGTATGGTTCTGTTATCGCATTAACATCCAAATTATTTCCTGTATAATTTTCTGCTGTGTAAACTGCTTGATTTACTAAGAATGGTAATGTACCACTAACGCCTGTTGGTATATTACTCACCAAATTATAAACTACGCTCCCAATTTCTACATTAGATAAAGAAACCATTGTTATGCTCCTGAAGTCAGTAATGTCCCATCATTAAGACATCGTACTGGCAACCAATTAGTTCCTGATAATGCATAAAGAGCAACTTTAATTGCTTCGCTACCTGTAGAATTTGTATTTATAAATTTGTCGTATTCTCTATCCCTTAATCCGTTTGATATTGTATAAGTCATTTCCTTTTAGTTTTTGTATTTTAAGTGACGAAGGCGGTCCTCACGTCACTAAAAACAAAATTAAGTAGTCATAACAGTCCATTCACTTCCACCTTTACCATTAGTTATATCACCAATATAGAATTCTCCATTAGAGATACTATAAGCAATATCACTACCAGTAACCGAAGTTAAATAGTTATTTGGGTCAAAAGTTACAACTCTAAATGTAGGACTAACTTCTGCATATGTTCCTGATGCCAAAATATTTTTAGGCATACCTGGAACTAATCCTTGTGCCATTATACTTCCCGTTGTTACGCTATCTGCCATTTTGTTTTTTTCCTCCTTTCAATTTATGATTATAATCCAACTGCTATGAAATCGTATCTCAAACTTGCTGCTCCAACAAAATTCACTCCAGAAGCGTTTCTTAATCCACTTAAATACCACTTCTCAAAACCTGTTGCTGAACCACAAGGAGATACTACTGCATACCAACTTGTTGCTGATGTATAAGGTGTTCCTAATTTAATAAATCCTTGACTTCCTGCCGAAGTTAATAGTGAACCTGTTTGTATGAATCCACCATACACATTTGTTGTTGCTGAACCAATTAAATTACTTCTTAATTCTCCGTTTGTATCTTCTATATTTGAACTTTTAATATTAGTAGTATTTAAATTAACAAAACTACCAGTAGTTCCATATACATTAGTTCCACTAATTATTTCTGTTTGTCCTGATTGATTTACTTCTTCAAAACCTAATCCATCTACTGTACTATTCCAACTTGCCATATCTTTTTCCTTTTATTTAATTTTCAATTTAAAGTTTTCTTCTTTGTAAATATAAAAATAAAAAAAATAAAAAATTATTCTTCCTTAACAACCTATTTACGAAGTTGTTATCTTAGCAATTGCATTTGCTCTTAAGTGTCTAACCACAATTCTCTGAGTAACTGAACATGCACTCATATCGAATGCAGGCATTTCGAAGTTCTCAATAGTTACTGGTCTCTTCTCAGCGATTACATAAGCGTGCATTCTGTCTGTAACATAAGCATACTTACTATAAGTTGAACTAGGTGCTGCATTAGTTGAAAATTTAAGAACATTTAAACCATAAATCGTTCCTAAAAATCCTCTTTGCAACATATCTGTATTTCCAACTCTATTAGCCTCTACAAAAGTATCAATATTTCTTAAATCATTCAAAACTTCATTACCAACAAATAATGTTGTTGGTGTGTAATCTGAATCATCCAAATACTGCATTGCTCTTGTAATATTAGCAATTGTAATTGCTGCTCCACCAGCGACTGTGTTTGTAGCATTATCTAAGGCATCACTCAAAATAAGACTTGTCTCATTTTCAGCAAACCTCTTACCAGCAACTGCTAAATTATGACTAAGTAAGTTCCACTTAGCATCTTCTAACATTTCTCTAGTAATTCTTAATGCAACTCCCCACTTAACAGGTTTCAAATTGAATGATGTATATGATGATTGGTCAATCGGAATTTCAGCACCTTCGCCGACAATTCTGACATCCATTTGATTTGGATTTACTAAATCAACATCATAACTTGAGCCTGGAATATCACCTGGACCAAAATACATTGCTGCTTCACTTCTAGGAATTAAATTCTTATCTACTTCTTCAATTAAAGTATCATGAATTTTTCTTGGAATTAAAAGTTGTCCTTCTGTTCCTAATCCTGTATGAAGTAATTCACTTATTGCTTTATATTCTACCATTTTACAAATTTAATGAAACGATAACAAATTCTCCATCTGCTCCTCCAGTTGAAAATGCTCTTCCCACAGGATACATATCTGCTTTTGCTGCAGCCCCTGGAACTGAAATCAAAGTACTTGACCCCAAAGGTAGTACTGTTCCTGCACTTCCCGCCAATAACGGGTTTCCTGCAAAAATAGAACCAATCTTTGTTCCACTTAATCCTGGTAATAGAAACATCCCTCTTGTAGCGATTGCTCCGTATGTTCCTGACGCAATATTCTTTATGGCCAAACCAATAACTTCTGAACCGATTTGTGTTGCAACCGGATATCCTTCAATATCGCTTGCTACATAAGTATCTGCTCCAGAACCAACTACTCCTGCTGCACTTGAACCATTTACCCAATAACCACCAGATATATCGGCTCTTGCTTTAATTGTAATTGTTCTTGGTACTCCACCATCAACTATACAAACTGCTCCGTTTGGATTTCTAAAATCTACCATTTCTTTTTTTCCTCCTTTCTACTTCTATTTAACTTTGAGTTTAAACTCAATGAATATAAAAAATTAAAAAATAAAATAAATTTATCTTACTAATCTTTTTAATTTAGTATCTGCACTTTCTTTGTTATAATCTCTATACAAAGCAAAACCACTATTTGCTCTTTCAACTATATAATTATTCAAATTTTCTAATGCTTCAACTTTTTCTACTGACACTTCACCTTTAGTGTTATCTATCTTTTCCTTTGTTATATCTTCTTCCATTTTCTTTTTTTGAATTAAAAGGTCTTTTAACTCAGATATTTGTTTTTTCATTTCACTAATATCTAAATTTTCTTTAACCTTTTCTTCTGCTTTTACTTCTTCTTTATT